GAGAACGAAGGCAAAGTATTCTTATACAAGTTTGGTAAGAAGATCTTTGACAAACTCACAGCAGCAATGCAACCTGAGTTTGAGGACGAGGAAGCAATCGATCCATTTGATTTCTGGAAGGGTGCTAACTTCAAGTTGAAAGCAAAGAACGTTGCAGGGTATCGTAACTACGATTCATCTGAGTTCTCTGCTACCAGTGCACTACTGGATGATGACGATGCTCTTGAAGCATTGTGGAAGAAGCAGTACTCACTCGAAGAGTTCACTACTGCTGATCAGTTCAAGTCATACGGTGATCTTGAAAAAAGATTGAACGCTGTGTTGAATACATCACGTCCACCAGTAGCAGCAGAGGTTGCAACTGAAGAGGAGGAGATTGTAACTACACCACCAACACCTGTGACTGCAAGTGCTACACCTACTGATGATGATGCACTATCATACTTCCAACGATTAGCAGAGGAGTAATCCTGTACGAAAATCAACTTTTAGTTTCAAAATACCCCGAAAAAAACTTCGGGGTATTTTTTTGTCTTAAGGTTTTTTAGCGAGGTTCAACGATTCTCATATTATCGCCTTTTTTCAGTTTTTTGTTGATATATTGAGAACTATCAGTATATGTCATAATTTGTCTCATATCATCAATTATTGTGCCTACGTACTCTGGTCGTAAAAGGTTTATTGTCCTTTTTTCATCATTTTTCTTGATCTCGTAGTCAAGATAAGAAATTGATATAACATCATTTACATCTCTTCTGACTCCATTTGTGGTATAAGAATATGTGTAATCAGAGTCAACAACCAATCCAGATTGCAGTATAATATTTCCACCCACACCTCTTATCTCTTTTGTTTCATAATGATGCACCTGCGATAATTGTGTGGGGTCATACTTATTGTTGACATATCTCTGAAAATCACGTTGACTCATTGGCCACTCATCTCGTACATTTATCATATTATTGGATATAAGAACAACCCAATCCAAAGACTCATTTTCATATATTTTATGTGCAACATTGTCAGGTCTATCATCCCCTTCAATGTAATAATTTGAAAATGCTGTTACATTACCAAAAAGATCATCACGAATCTTTGCTCTTTTGAACAAATTTTTGAGCACTATAAAATCATTGCTAGAGTTTCTCTTATCAGAGAAAGAGGGTAGTTGTACGTTTGGGAAAAGGTCGAAATAATTCATTAGAATCCTATGTCGTCGTCTGTAAATCCATTAGTACCAAGAATATTAGTTCCCAAATCCACTAAACTTGGATCTGGATTCGGATTCAAAAGGTTATTATCATAATCATTAGCAAAGATAGGTGTAAGTTCATTGAAGGTCAAACCCATGGTGCTTCTGACTGGCATTGAGACTGCACTTGCATCTTCATATGATTGATATACACCATCAGGTGTAAAACTTACTTGACATGATGTCAAAGCACATATTTTAAAGGTGTTCAAACCTTTTATTCTCCTGTTACTATTCAAATAGCATAATCTAAAGATATTAGGAGAACCTAAAAATAATGATCTGCTTGCATTTGCATTTCTTCTTTGTGGTAACATTCCTTGTCTAAACCACCTTTGTATTTTTCTTACTTCCACTGCCTCTACAGTGCTATTTGGAGCAAAATCAAAATTGAAGGTAAATGTTCTTAGTTGAGGTCCTCCAAAAAGCAATTCAAGGTTAGGATTTATCGCTGCCCCTGTTTGTCTAGTTATAAATTGGTCAACATCAACATTGATACCAATTCTGGACAAAACTGATCTTGCGATGATAGCGTTTAGCACACTAGCAGAGGTTGCTTCTGAACCATCTTGATTTTGTACAGCTTCTTTCAATTTACCAAATGTTTTTGTCGCTTGATTAGTTGAATTAGTGATAAGATTTCCTAATCCCTTTCCATCTGATAGTAAAGTTTTCAATTGTGATGTAGCAGCAGAGAATGCACCCATTTCAACTGCGTTCGCTCTACCTTCTCCCCAATTTACACCATTACTTACATCAAGTCTGTTGGGTATTGGTAGTTTGCAAGTACCAAATGCTTCACTCAAATTAGTTCTTCTTTCTAAACCTTGAGTTATATTACCTGCAAGTGTATCATCAATCCCTTCAGTTTCAATAACTTCGCCTTCAAGGGTTCTGTTACTTGATGTTCTTGGTTGAGGTGGACTGTAAGCAAATTGTTCTATGAACATGTAGTCTTGTCCCCCATCTATAACCATATCTACTGGATATTTTAAGTTCTCTTTGAAAACTGCGTTACTAAAAATTTGTTCTGGCGTGACTAAATCTGGAGCAGGTTCTCCAGATACATTATCATCATTCTCTTCTACATTAGGCACACCTGGTTCATTGATAAACGAAGCATTTTCACCATTGGGTAATTTTCCTTCTCTTGCATAATGAACATATCCAGACTCAAATGCTGCTTCGGATGTATCATCTCTGAATGCCCAATCTTTTGCAAAATTAACGAGTTTATTTCTTCTTATCATAGAGTTCATTACTTTTTTTCCTTCAACCGACTCAGGGTCTATGGGGGTATATAACTTACCAAAGAAACCTGCATCTTCATTTACTTTTTTTATACCTAATGGTCCCAAAAAATCACCATTGGCAGTATCTAAACTTCTATCTTCTTTATATCGAACACCATCTATCTCATATTGGACAGTATAAGTCGTCCTACTATGAACATCTGACTTTGGTGGTGTGGGGGTATTTTTCTTTTCGCTCATTTCAATAATCTCCTGATCTTTTGATTTGTCATTGACAACTCGATACTTCCAACATCTTTTACAAATTGTTCAAGACGCATTCCTAGTGCTTTATCCACATCATCACCTTTTAGTTGCAGAAACATGCCTTTTACATAAGATCTTAGGTATTTATTGAATCCATCTAACTGAGTATAATCTTGATCTGCAAGTATGTAGTCTAAAACTCCAGACCTGTTCATTGGTTTTGTGTAGTGCAAGTTCACACCATAAAAAGCATTTCTCTCCATAGCAACGATATATGTCATAGGATTTCTATCATAAAAAGGTAATTGTTGAGCGTACTTGGCAGTATATTGATATAATAAGACCTCACCTACAACAGGTTGTCCCACTACTTCTGATGATGGGAAGACATTACTATATTCCAAGTTCTTTCTCCGTTAATATTTGAAATTCCCATTTTCTATCTTTACAAAAATCCTCTGCTGCTGCCCACTTTGCCTGATTTGTGGCATATGTGAATACCTCAGACACATACTTTTTAGTTTTTCTTTTTTGCATCTTTGGTTCTTTGACTTGTTTCGCAGGTTTTATTTCAATAACCTTTTCATGCATTTTCCCTCTTATATCCTTGTATTTGACATAAAAATCAGGAAAGTAACGATGTACTCTATTATCCACTGGTGATCTGTATGGTATCACTATTTCTTCAGACGACCACCTCACTATATTTTTGTTGGTGTCACAATATTGCATAAATTTTAATTCCCAAGAAGATCTATAAATGACTTCTCTGAAGTCACCATGATACTTTTTGTGGTTTTTTGGTCTGAATTTACCTTTATATGACATACATAGTATGTAACATTTAGTATTTAGATGGCAAATAGAGCAGAGACATTTAGATCGGGAAGATTTTATTTACCAACTAAAGATCTTACAAATCCAACTACGAAGTTTGGTAATATCACGCCAGCTTTCAATAATAATTATGATGTAATGATAAATTTCAGTGATAGTAAAGAATTGAAATCTTTTATCAACCAACATGGTTTCTATGATCAAAATGGTGGTGCAAATTCACCATTCAATCCAGGTTCATATCTTGCTTTGTTTTGCTCTGAAGCAGTTTTACCAGGTTCTGAATTACAGGCAGCACAAGTAAGTGGATTGAGACAAGGAATAACACAAAAGTATGCATCTTATAGAAGATTTCCAGATATAATTCTCACATACTATCTACAGACTGATTACTATACGAATGACGTGTTCAATGCATGGATGGAATTTATATCACCCACAAGGACAATGGACGGCACCTTTGGTTCAAATGTAGACAATAGAAAGAATAGTGAACCTTCCTTCAGAAGAATGAAGTATCCAAATTTATATAAGTGTAATATGGAGATAACTGCTTTCGATAGGGATATCACCAGTGAATTTTCTAAAATGAATAAAACAAGTAGGTTCAACACTCAAATACCAAGTAGTATGACATATCACATCATAAATGCCTTTCCAACAAATATTGTTGCTGCACCATTGGCATATGGAAGAGCAGAGTTGATAAAAACAACTATTACATTCACGTATGAACAGTATTATACATCAAGGACATCGAGAAAGGATTTCATACTCAGAGAGTCAGATGGTGGTGCAGAAAACGTAAGAAATCCAGATTTAGTATTCAATGCTGAACAAGGATCAACAGATAACACTAGCACTGATAGTGAGGAGCAAGCAGTCAAGGCAGAGAATAGCAAGACCAAAGATAAAAAGAAAAAACCATTTACTAGAGAACAAATTCTTGATACACGAAATAAGTTTGTCAAGATGGGTTTATAATCACTGACTTGTGCTATACTAAATATAGTCACTGAATAATAATATTATGCCTTTACCAAAGGTTATTGCACCTACATTTGAATTGCAACTTATATCGCAAGAAAAGAAAGTAAAGTACAGACCCTTTTTAGTCAAAGAGGAGAAAATTTTACTCATTGCACTAGAGAATGGATCCGATGCTGACATCAGTGCCACACTCAAAAGTGTATTGAAATCATGCATCATCACCCGTGGTGTTGATGTTGAGAAACTACCTAGTTTTGAATTAGAGTATTTGTTTTTGAATATAAGAGGTAAATCTATTGGTGAGTCAGTTGAACTTATTGTCACTTGTCAAGACGACAACGAAACTAAAGTTCCGTTGACTGTAAAAATGTCAGATATCAAGTTAGAAGTCCCAGATGGACACACTGACATGATAAAACTGAACAATGACATAAACATCAAGATGAAATATCCATCAATGCAACAATTCTTAGACAATAATTTTGCAGTCTCTGATTTAGATGGTGCTGAAAGGATAGATAAGGCATTTGGTGCGGTGATTGATTGTATTGACACTATATTCACCGTTGATGAGGCATGGAGTGCAACAGACTGCACAAAGAAGGAACTTACTAAGTTTATTGAGCAATTGAATTCTAGTCAATTTGCAGAAATTGAAAATTTCTTTGCGACCATGCCAAAATTACAGTATAAAACAACAGTGAAAAATCCAAAAACTAAGAAAGAGTCTGAAGTAGTAATTGAGGGTTTATCCAATTTTTTCGCATAATGCTATATCATACCAGCATTGATGCTATGCTGGAGACAAATTTTGCTCTCCTTCAACATCATAACTGGTCACTAATTGATATAGAAAACATGCTTCCTTGGGAAAGGGATGTTTATGTGAATTACCTTATAAAATATCTTGAGAAACAAAAATTAGAAGCAAAGCAAGCGGAAGCAGCTAATGCAAACACCTGGTAGAAGAACCCAATCACGTACTCCTATGTTCCAAATTGGACGTAGGATGAATTTTGTTGGTAGCAATTTATCTAATATATCAGAAGAAACTAAGGTAGATAAACCGCAAATAAGAATATTAGGAAGAATTATATCTCAATTGGACAGTATGAACACCAATTTGAGAGATATGAGTAATCTTATTAGAAGAGATGTTGATTCAAAACAGAAATATTACAGGGAAGAACTAAAAATACTCAAAAAGGACTCGCAAAATTTACAAAATACAAATATAAGATTATTTGCAAGTAGAAAAGGTTTAGCTACAGCAGCAGGTGCGTTAGGTGTTGCACAGGTAAGCACAGGTAATGTGGGAGGAGCAGCACAGAGTTTTGGTGCAGCAGCAGCGTTGATGTCACCTGAGATTATTCAATTTTTGACAGGAACAGTTATCAATTCCCTTGCTCTAAGAGGACTTATCGGTAATAGGGGGGCAGGTGTAAGCACTGCTTCTAGAGTAGCAGGTGCATCAAAACTTAAAAATCCTTTGCTCATAACAGCAGCACTTGCAGCATCATTCATAATACCAGCACTTGCTAAGTCAAATCAAAACGCTGACAGGAGAAGATTGGAGACTGCACAAAAAACTATAAAGGGTGCTGAAACAATTGACAGAAAGGATGTTGGTAGATTTAGGACACAATTAGACAGATTTGACAGAATACTCTCAACTGTATCAGTAGATAGGAAAAGACAAGAACGAGGTGTCATAGATGAGAGTCTTATAGAGGAGAAAAAAGATAAAACTCCCCTATTGTCTTCAGTCAAAAAAGGAATATCAAACTTCTTCAAGGGTAAGTTTTCAGATAAAAAAGTAGAAAAAAAAGAGAGTAAGCAAGTTATAGAAGAGAAAAAGGTAGAGAATAATCTTGTGGAGGAGGTAAGTAACAATATCAGTTTCTTAGGTGATGAACTCAATGTCACTAACATAG